GACGGAAGTACATCCTGAGGAGATAGAGCAGTTTAAGGAGATAGGGACATATGCCCATGTGGACATAGTATTGGAATACTTGGATAAGGTCTATGGGATTGATTTCAACGTACCGCTTGAGGTTGAAATTAAGCTAGCGGATAATTGGGCGGACAACGAGCATTGGAGGAAGAAGTTCTTGTAACCCGATTTGAAAAACCAAAAAATTATAAAAATTTGAGGAGGCTCTTAATAGAAAAGAGGTAATATGAAATAAAGCTTGACAGGAGTATGAAAAGTGTGATATACTATAGTATAGTAATTATTTTAACAGAGAGGAAAAGATAGATGGGTAGCTATAAAGGTGTAATTAAGAAAGTATTTGAGAAAGGAGGACGACAGTCCTTCCTGATGGATGATGACAACTGGTATGGTCTGAGCTTTGACAAGGTGGACGCACAAGATGGCGATAAAGCTAAGTTCGATTGGGACACCAATGGAAAGTACAAGAACGTCATAAAAGGCACGTGTGTAATTAAGAAAGGCACGGGTAGTGCCGGAGCAGGTGGTGGAAGTAGCAACTATGCCCAGAAGGAGAAGTATTGGGCTGAGAAGGAAGTGCGTGACATAGGTACGCAACAGAAGATCAGCTACGCTGGTGCTCTGAACACAGCCGTGTGTATGGTCAACGCCATGCTAGAGCGGGAGTTGCTGAATCTTGGTGGTAAGAAGGCTGACGCATGGGATGCCTTCGAGGCATATGTTAATGACTTGGCGGAGACCCTGTATGTACGCATCCAGAGCGCCCCTGAGTATCACGAGCAGTTAATGTCAGGCGCTCCGTTCCAAGATCAGCAAGGGCCAGAAGGTACTGAGGCTCCCGAGGAAGAAGAAGATGAAGATGAAGGGGATTGGTAATGTTAACTAGAATAGAGTTTTTAGCAGTGTGTAGTGTGGTGTTCTTATTTGTCAGTATTGGTGTAAGAATATGGATTGATATCTTTCAAGTATTGGGGGCGTAATGGGCAAAGAAACTATTGAAGTAGTTTTCGAGAACGAAAACTATATAGTGTGCACTGGTCTGTCTCTAGCAGAGAACGGCATCAAGGTGTACAAGATCATCAACAGGGAGTACGATGTGGTAGAGGTAGAGACTACCATACTACCTCGTGCTATCAGTCTAGCAAAGGACTACAATGATTACATGGGTAGGATTAACGCTGATCAGGTAGAGGATGATGAAGACATACTTCAATTCGAGATACCACCTGAGGATATGGAAGTGTTCGTAGACGAGCCGCCTCCATCAGTGGGATGAAGATACTAGCTGAGTTCAACGACGAAGACCAGAAGTTTCTGGGCGAGGTTGACAGAGCATGTCGTGTGGTGTTGGATGAACTCAAGGGGGATGCTCGCAAGGCATCCCTCTCGGGAGATGACACCATGCAGATAGACATGGAGACAGCAGTGTGGTTAAAGGTGACTCGTGCCTATGGTATCCTGTACAACAGGGCTATCGAAGCGAGTTGGATACGAGGTGTAGTAACAGAGATACCAGAAGAGGAGGAGCTTAAGTGAGCAAGACACAACTCAAGGGGGGTAGGGTAGCACTGATAGACGGTGATGTGCTGGTCTACCTCGCAGGTTTCGCTGCACAGAAAACCATCTGGACTTACTCCCCTACGGGGGAGTGGTTCGAGGGTAAGACAGCAGCTAACAAATGGTGGGCGGAGCAATCCCCTGACCCCTTCGACAAAGAGGAGTGGGAGTCAGAAGTTGTACCTGAACCGTGGAATAACTGTCAGTTTATTGTTGACGGTAAGATAGGTGAGTGTAAGCACATGACTAAGAGTGATGAGGCAATTGTATTCCTTACACCCTCACGCACGTTCCGTCACGAGCTAGCCTTCACCAGAGGCTACAAGGCGAACAGGAAGGGTATGCCTAAGCCTGTATACTACGAGAGGATTAAAGCATACCTAGAGGATGAGTATGGTGCCATCTACGGAAAGAACGTGGAGGCTGATGACCTAATGGGTATGGCACAGACAAAGAACTCTGTGATCTGCTCCAATGATAAGGATATGCTACAGATAGCAGGTAGGCACTACAACTTTACACTCCCAAAGGAGACAGCATTTACTATGGTTCCACCACAAGACGCAGACCTATGGTTCTTTACTCAGCTATTGAGTGGAGATACCACCGATAATATTCCGGGCATCCCCGGCATAGGTAAGGCGAAAGCTAGGAAGATGGTGGATGATTATTGGGATGATCCGAAGGAGTTGGTGAGAGCAATCAGGGAGCAGTACGTGCACAGTTATGGGGCGGCAGGGCTAGACATCATGGAAGAACAAGCAGCACTTGTATGGATATTAAGAAGCGGGGAGACACCCGACAACGCAGGTTGGAGAAAGCTGCTAGGAGTTAAACATGAGGAGAGCAAGAGAGTTTCCGCTTAAGGGAAACATCTATAGGAGCAAGTATGAGAGAGACCAAGCACAAAGGCTACTGGATGGGGGAGTACGATTTGAATATGAGCACAAGAATCTTTCCTTTATCTCTGAGGTTAAAAATGCTGAGTGTCTTAATTGCGGTAGTAGGGTGGTTGGTAAGAATCGTATGTACACGCCCGACTTTTATTTTCCGTCTACAGGTGTGTTTGTGGAACTTAAGGGCAAGTTTGATGCAGTTACGAGAACGAAGATGAACGATGTATGCCACCAGTCGGAGTGTGACATTAGGATAGTGTTCATGCGAGACAACTTCCTCACCCGTAAACATAAGATGACGTATGGTAGGTGGTGTGATCTTCATGGAATCATATGGGCTGTCGGTGACATCCCGTGGGAGTGGGTGAGATGAAGATGGTACTACTTACTATACTGGAGGCTAGGCGTGTGCTGGAAGATTTAGAGATGATGGATGAAAGGTATGAGGAAGACTTGACTCGTGCCATAGAAATAATGGAAGAGTCGTTACACTACACAGTGGAGGTAGATATTGGGAAAGATAATACAGTTCCCTCTAAAGGGCACCAAGATACACAAGTGGTACAGCTCTGCACTAGCGATAAGGAACGAGGTGAATCAAGCCTCGTCTCAGCTCTGGGTGTCGAAGAATGTGCCGCTAGATTTTCAAAAGATGATTAACAAAAACGTGAGGCTAACTAAGTGAGCAATAGAGGACGGAGACATATATGGATACCCGATACGCAGTGTAGAGTAGGAGATGACTTCAAGCACCTGACTGCTGCGGGAAACTACATTGTAGACAAGAAACCTGATGTGATTGTACACCTCGGTGACCATTGGGACATGGAGTCCCTGTCATCGTATGATAAGGGTAAGAAGCGAGCAGAAGGCAAGCGCATACGATTTGATGTAGGTGCAGGTAACCGTGGTATGAATGCCTTGCTTGCTCCCGTGCAAGAACTCCAAGCTAAACAGGCGAAGGACAAGAAGACAGTGTACAGACCAGAGATGCACTTCCTGTTTGGTAACCATGAGAATCGTATCATGAGACACGTTGAGTCTAACCCTGAGTTGGAGGGGTTCCTTGACCTGAGTATACTAGAGGTGGAGAGTTGGGGTTGGAAGGCACATACTTTCCGTGAGATACTAGAGTTGGATGGCATCTGGTTCTCTCACTATTTCTATCAGCCAAATACAGGCAAAGCCTATGGTGGAATGATTTCCACGAAGCTGAAGAACGTGGGTAATAGTTTCGTGCAAGGGCACACGCAGGGTCTCGACTCTGGCATCAAGCCCCTTGCTAATGGTAGTGTACACCGTGGGGTGGTAGCAGGTAGTTTCTACACACACAACGAGCACTACAGAGGGCCACAAGCCATCAACGAATGGCGTGGTATAATATATGCAACAGAGGTTAAGAAGGGTAACTTCAATCTATGTGAAGTATCGCTTCAGTACCTTACGGATGAATGGTTATGAAAGACGGAGATACAGGTATAAATACACCCTCATTAGAGGAAGAGTTCAATGACGGATGGTTCATGGTTGATCTGCCTTGGTACTTGGAGGTCTTTAGACCTAAGATCAAGGTAATAGCTCACCGCATATGGAATAAGGCATTGATAGAGAAGGCAAAGAGTGAGACGATTAGACCACCTAAGAAACCTCTGTTTGCGAATCTCAAAAAAAATAAAAAATTCGGGGAGTGACTTATGGGAGAACAAGGGCCAACAGAGCCTATGTCAATAGAGATTGACGTTGAGAAGTACAGACAGCTTGGAGAAACATTTCGAGAGAAGCACAACCGGATAGGCAATACGCTGGGCGATGACCCTGCTCATTTCTTTGCCTTCCGTGAGATACTATTGGACATGAGGTTCCTACCTGCGGGTAGGGTACAAGCATCAGTAGGTAGTCCACGCAAGACAACTGCGTTCAACTGCTTTGTCTCGGACACCCTAGAGGATAGTCTAGATTCAATCATGGAGCAAGCCTCTAAGGCTGCTCAAACAATGCGCTTAGGCGGAGGTATAGGGTATGACTTCAGTAGTCTCAGACCTAGGGGAGATAACATCGTGTCCCTTGATAGCAAGTCCAGCGGCCCGGTGTCCTTTATGCAAATCTACGACGCCGTGTGTAAGACGGTCGCTAGTGCAGGTAATAGGAGAGGGGCGCAAATGGGTGTCCTTCGTGTCGATCACCCTGATATCGAGGAGTTTATCGAAGCGAAGACCAACAGTGACAACCTTACCCAATTCAATCTATCCATCGGGGTTACTGACGAGTTCATGCGGGCCGTCATTGCGGGGAAAGAATTTGAACTACGATTCGGAGGACGAGTATACGCACGAGTAGATGCTAACTACCTCTGGAATAAAATCATGAGGGCTACATGGGATTGGGCCGAACCGGGAGTACTATTCATTGACAGAATCAACGAGTTTAATAATCTATACTATTGCGAAACGATTGCGGCAACTAATCCTTGCGGAGAACAGCCGCTACCTCCGAATGGCGCTTGCCTTCTTGGTAGTTTTAATCTTGTCAAGTATATAACGGAGGACAGAAGGTTTGATTGGGAACAGTTCGAAGCTGACATACCACTGGTAGTACGTGCTATGGATAACATCATTGATGTGACCACCTACCCTTTGAAAGCACAGGAGCTTGAGGCGAAGTCCAAGCGCAGGATAGGGCTAGGCATTACTGGCCTCGCTAACGCAGGGGAAGCACTAGGTATGTCATACGGTAGCGAGAAGTTCCTTGAGATGACTAGGAAAGTGACTAGGGTTCTGGCTAACATAGCCTATCAGACCTCCGCTAAGGTTGCGGAGATTAAGGGTGTATTCCCCTTATATAATGCGGAGAAATATCTTGAAGCTAAATTTATTAAAAGACTCAGCCCAGAAACTCGGAAACTTATTGCTGAGCATGGTGTACGTAACAGCCATCTTACCTCTATCGCTCCTTGTGGGACTATTAGTTTCGCTGCGGACTATGTATCCAGTGGTTGTGAGCCTGTATTTCAGTAC